GCTGCTCCTGCTCCACTTCTCGATGATGATGACGCAATGGAAGCAGTCTGGAAACAGGAACACTCACTCGCTGAGATTGTTGCTCCAGATCAGTTCAAATCATATGAAGATCTTAAAAAGAGATTAGATTATGTTCTTGGTCTTACTATTGCACCGAAGAGACAAGATCCAGAGGTTGCTGACGAAGAATTTGTTGCAACTCCAAGTGAAGAACGTGCAGTTATTGACACAACCCCATCCTCTGTGAATACAGATGAAGATGAGGAAGATGCACTCAGTTATTTTGCAAAATTAGCTGAAAATTAGAAAATAATCCGAAAAAAATTTCGGGCCATTTTTTACGCCAGAGGTCGCTCAAAACGACCTCTTTTTTTATGGCGAAATTATGCGTGGATTTTCCGTTTTTTTAAGATCTTCACTTACAAATTGTTTTGATGGTTTATACTCCATGATATTGGCAAACTCATCAAGAAAAAATCCGAGATAATCTTGTTTTAAAATATTAATATTTCTTTTCGCATCATTTAAGTTAGTTTCATGTTGAAGAAATGAAACAGATGTGATGCTGGATAATGTTCTGTAAGATCCACTATCTATAAAAGTAATTGAGTGATTTTCTGGAACAATTAATCCCTCTGGTTGAATCAATTTTCCTCTGGAATCACGAATTAATTTAGTTTCATAATGATGAATATTTGCTAATTCTGATTCAGTATATTTTTCATTTAGATAATTTAAAAAATCATGACTACCCATTGGCCACTCATCTCTCACATGAATGATATTATTTGTGGTTAAAACTACCCAATCAAGTCCAGAGTCTTTATAAACATTGTACGCAACTTGATCTGGTCGTTCATCACCCACTACAGCGTATTTGTCAAAAGCTGTAACTTTATCAAATACATCATCACGAACAACTGCTCTCTTAAATATATTTTTTACGATCTTATAATCGTATATTGACTTCCGATCATTCTCTAAGGAGGGATAATCAAGATCTGGAAGTTGTCTAAAGTAACTATTTGGTGATCCTTGATATGTCATTTTAGTAACCTACACTGTCTTCTGGAGTAATTGCTTGATCACCCTCATATATTGGTCTTAACTCAGTGAAGTTAAGGTCTATTTTAAGAGCGACTGGTTGTGAATCTCGATATGCAGACCAATATCCATTTGGAGCATAATCGACATTCATGGTTGTTAATGCGAGACCGCCTGGATTAAATCTATTTGCAGTTTTTAAGACATCTTTATCAGTTTTTCCATTTTTATATTCTAATGTAAATACATCAGGAGTTTCTAAGAAGACTCGATTTCTAAATTTTGGTGCCATGCCTAATTTAAATTCTCGAATTATTTTTCTGATTTCCACACCTTCTTTTTCACTTCTTGCAATCATTAAAAAACTGAAGGAAAAGTCTCTAATTACAGGCCCTTGAAATAACATCTCTGCATTTGGATTTAAAACTTGACCACCTGTTCTAGCCAAGAATGTATCAGCGTCTAAATCTGTACCAAATGCGGCGTTTGCTGCTTGAGTTACTTGATTAGCCGCCTGAGCTTGAGAAAAGGCTGCAACTCCTCCAAGAATATCAGGCCCCAATCCTCTTGGCCCCACTGATTCTCTTGCCTTTTTATCAATAAGTCTTTGAAGATCACTTTTTCCAGTTAATCTTCCTCCAAGAGAAAGTCCTCGTGCTAAACCAAGAGCAGCGACACCAGATGCAGTTAATTCACTCTTTCCCCATTCAACTCCATTTACATCTGTTGCCTTTGGCATTGGTAGTATGATAGTTGCTAATTGCCTACTGCCTTTCACACTATCACCAGCAACATTAACTTTTGGTGCAACTAAGGGTGGAAAGAACTTTTCTGAGCGTGGTGGTTTGCTTTGATTTACATCTGGTCGAGCATATCGATATCTAACAATTTTCATATGATCCTGATTTGGATTGATATCAAGTGGATACGCTAGTATTTTACTTTTAATTTCTGGGCCAAAGAAACGGAATTTTTTTCGAGAATCTCTCTCATATCCAGAGACATCATCTCCACTTGGCGTGGAATATGCTAAACGTCTTTCTTGATTATTTTGTGCTGGAGATACAAATAATTTATTATCTTCTTTTTTAGCCTGTACATTATAATAAGTGCTAAGTTGTCCCCTGTCTGCTTTCTCAATCGAACTCTCATATGCACCATCATTAGATCCATGTTTATTGATATTATATTCATTTAATGCTTCTGTTGAGCCTGAAATATCATCAAATATAATTGTATTAGGATTTATTTGGGAAAGATTTCCATTCTCACCCTCTTTTTTTATGCCTATCAATTTATTGGCCTCAAACTCGAAAGAGTATTTTGACCCATCTATTTCACGAAGCTTACTTTTTTTAACAGCCATTAATTTTTGTTGTAAATTCGATCTCTTGGAACTGGGATTCCCCTCATATCAACGAATCTTTCAGTAGGAACTTGTGCTACATCTGACCACTCACTATTAGGAATACGATATGGTGTTCCTCTTACGCCTGTATAAAGATATTTATGTAGAGTTCGGGGAGGAACTGCGACTGCACCTTGAGCAGAGTTATTTAGTAAGCTTATTGCTAATTCGTCTCTTTGAGTCAAACGAACATAATGTAGATTGCACCCTAGAAAACCACCTGTTCGATATTCAATCACATATGTCAGCGGATACATGTCATAATATGGTTGTTTTGTTTGTGCTTGATAGGTAAAAAAATATAATTCGCCAGGAGCAAATCCAGCCGTATCAGCGTAATCTGTTTCAAAATTTGTAGATTCAAGTTCCTCTAATAATCGACGACGAAAAAATTCCTCATTGACTTGATTGCCTACTGTGTCTAATATTCTTTGTAGAATACTCATCGGATTCCTAGTTCTTTTTCAGTCATGATCTTGAATTCTAATTTACGATCATCACAAAATTCCCTCGCTGCTTTCCATTTTGCTTGATTCTTAGCGTAGGTCATTGATTCGTTGATGAGTGTCTTTCTTGATTTTCCTTTTGTTGCCTTTGGTTCTTTTGTTTCTCTCATCGGTTTTACTTCAATCACCGATCTACGAATATTGTTGTCTTTGTCCTTGTATTTAATAAAAAAGTCAGGAAAATATCTACGAACTCGATTTGTTGTTGGATCTTTATACGGTATCCAAAATTCTTCCGATGCCCACTCAAGTATATTCTCATTCAAATCACAATAATTCATGAACTTTCTCTCCCAAAGAGATCGATAAACAATATTTTGAGAGTTTCCCTTATACTTTTTGGGATTAGAAGGCCTATATATTCCTTTATAGCTCATATATAGTAATAACAACTTAAGTCTATTTATTGTGTCAGAAAATAATTTATTCCCAAGAAGAGAGGAAATTTTTAAAAGTAATATTAGAGATGTCAGGGATAGTGTTGCGAGACCATCCTTAGATACGTTATACCAAGTTAATTTTTCTTTTGGAAATTATGAAACTTGGTTAAAAGAAACAGATGTTGCGACTAATAAAAAAAGATCTCAAGGCCGAGATTTTATGCAAAAAATGTCTTTGTTATGTACTCAAGCTGAGATTCCAGGCACACAGTTTGTAACTTCAAGTGCAATTGGTCATCATCAAGGAATTCAAGAAGAATTTCCAAATCTTAGAAACTACCCTCCATTAAATCTTGTTTTTTATTGTGATGTCGATATGGTAATTTTAGAAGTTTTAGAAACTTGGATGTCATATATCAATCCAATTCAAACAAATAAAAGGGATTTTGCTGCATATTCACGTTTTAATTATCCAGAGGATTATAAGGAAATTATTCATATCACAAAATTTGAGAGAGATACATTTACAAATCAAGAAGCAGAATATAAATCTAATCTTTCAAGCTATGAATTTGTAAATGTTTGGCCCAGTGATTTAACTTCAATGAGAGTTGCCTATGGTGATTCAAATGTGTTAAGATGTAATGTACAGTTTGCTTATGATAGATTTTTCACAAGATTTAATTATGAAGATCCAAATCAGGCTGTTTTAAGCACACCTCAGAATATTATTAATTCAAATGATACTCCTCCAGTTCCTCAAGGTGTTAATCGATTTTTGACAGGCGCTGCAGATTTTCTTACAGGAAATAGATTTGATTTTGACAAAAGAGGACGCTGATTTTTCTAGGACTATATAAAATATCAAATAAATTATCATGCCATTACCAACAATTGAAACTCCAACTTATGAGTTGAAATTACCTTCATCAAATAAAAAAGTTAAATATCGACCCTTTCTTGTGAAAGAAGAGAAAATTTTGATTATAGCTTTAGAATCTAGAGATCAATCTCAAATCACAAATGCTGTTCAAGATGTGTTAAAAAAATGTATTTTAACAAAGGGAATTGATGTTGATAGTCTCCCAACATTTGATATTGAATATGTCTTCTTGAATATTCGTGCTAAATCAATTGGAGAGGATATCAAAATGACTGTCACATGTTCTGATGATGGCGAAACAAAAGTTCCTGTTACAATATATGTGGATGAGATTAAAGTCAATAAATCAAAAGATCATAAAATTGATATTGTTCTGGATGATAAAATGACTCTCCGTATGAAATATCCATCATTAAATCAATTTGTAAAAAGTAATTTTGATACAGAGGATAATCCAGAAACTGTCGTTGAAAAAACTTTTCAAGTTGTTGCTGATTGCATGGATACAATTTTCACAAATGAGGATGCTTGGGATGCTAAAGATTACACCCCACAGGAGAGATTGGATTTTATACAACAGTTAAACTCAAAACAATACAAAGAAGTTGAAAAGTTTTTTTCAACCATGCCTAAATTATCACATACAGTTGAGGTGACAAATCCAAATACAAATCAAAAAAATAAAATAGTTTTGGAGGGTCTTGCCGATTTTTTCGGCTAAGTATTGCAAGAGAGGATCTTGAGACATTCTATCGTGTCAATTTTTCTCTAATGCAATACCATAAATATAGCTTGACGGAACTTGAGAATATGATGCCTTGGGAAAGAGATATCTATGTGGCTCTTCTTCAAGAATATCTAGAGAATGAAAGATTAAAACAAGCACAAGCAGAGGGTGTCCGAAAGTATGGCTATTGAAGAAGGATTAGAAACAACTGGTAAAAGAGTAACCATTAATAATTTCTTTGAGTCAATTCAAGACATTGATGAGATAGCTAATAATGCAATAAAATCTGTAACAGATCAAGGATCTATAGTTGATGGTTTGGTTAAATCAATAGAAGAAATAAAATTAGAAATAAAAGAAATTAAAGCCTACTTAATGGTTCGAGAGGATGAGGAAAAGGATAGACTTTTAGAGGCACAGGATGCAGAACAAAAAAGAGAGATGACAGAGAGAGCTCTGTCACTTCAAGGAGTTGATAGTAGTGATCAAAAAACTGCTGGCAGTCCAGAGGATCAGGGAGTTTCGTTTGCTGAAAATGCACAACAAAAAAATGTTACAAATCCACAGGAACAAAAAGGATTTTTTGGATCACTTGCTGGACTTTTTGGATCCTCATTACTTCAACTTCCTGCAGCTCTTTTAGGTGCTGGAAGTAATAATTTAAATCTCGTTCAAAATCTTAATAAGGGTGGAGAGGTTAAAGATAATGATAAAGATACAACTAATAATAATGAGGATAGTGTTCTAGCTGCATTAACGCCTGGAGAATTTGTTGTAAAGAAAGATGTGGTTGAAGAAATTGGTGTTGATACTCTGAAAGGACTTAATGCTGCTGCTGGTGGAACAAATAAACCTGAAAAAATAAAAGATGGGGTTCTTAACAAATTACTTGGACGTAAAAAAGATAATGAAATTGAAATATTTGAAGAGGGGAAAAAAGGCACTGATCTTTATGAAAAAACAACTGAGGACTTTTCTGGTGGTGGTCATGATATCACAACAGAAACTACAACAAGAGAAGAAACTGATGATGGCACGATAACCACCACTGAAGTATTAAGAGAAAGAGCAGTTTCAGTTGGAGTTCCTGATATAATTCAACATAAAACTCAACTTCTTGGTGAAATACACAAATTAAAGGGATTTGAAAAAGTTACGATAGATGATGTTATAAATCAAACAACAGGAATACCACAAGATAAATTATTTGAGATTATTAATCAGAGTGATGCAGCAAAAGCCACCGAGAAAAAACAGGAAGAAGCAATACAAGAGGATTACGAGGCTCGAAATATCAAGCCAGGAACAGGTTTTAGTATGAGTTATGATGACGAGGTTGCAAAATCCTTACAAGGAACTATGGGATATAGAATCGGTCAAATGAATCCAGATCAACTCGTAATTGGAATGGATGAATTCACAAGCAAAACTAGAGAAGTTTTTAAATCTGCGGAAGATCCAAAATTTAAAGAAGCACATGTTAATGCAAAAAAATCAGGAGGAGTAAAGGGATTTAGTGAAGGTGGATTAGTTGGTGAAGATGTCGTTGGAGAAAAATTGAAAAATTTTGCAGAACAGTTTAAAATGGATGATAATATGAATGTAAATCTAGAAGGTTTGTTGGGTGAAGAGAAAGGAGAAAAAATGAATAAAGTTTTTGGTGGATTTTTAAATATGATAAAGGATGATGTAATACCAAATATGAAAGAGGAAAAATTGGAGAGTGGAGCAAAAACAATTTTACAGAAAGGACTTTCATCAATGCCTGTTGATAATATATCAGATAAGATAGAAAAATCTGATATGCCAGAAGGAGTCAAAACTTTATTTACAGATATTTTTGGTGGCGATAAAATTGAAAAAATGATTGAGGGTGTATCAACTGATATAAATCAAGAGGGTGATTCAGTTGAAACTATTGATAACTTTATGGATAATATAATTCCTCCATCTATTAAAGAAATGTCTAAATCATTTAGACAAGAAGGAAAGGTAGGTGAGAATCAAAGTTCCTTTGATTCAAAAATAAAAAATACATTAGAGGATTTATTTGGAACTATTTTGACACCTCCAGAAACTAGTAAGATAATTACTAATCCTGATGAAACACCTCAAGGATCGGTAGATCAAAATAAGCCAGTTACAGTTCAGGCAAATCCAGCACAAGTTTCAGATGTAGAGGTAAAAATGACTGAAACAATAATACCTTTCATGAAATTGATACAGAATGATGAAATTCAAATTAGTAAAAATGACTCAACTAAAAATCTTGCTAAAAATATAACCTAATGGAAACTAAATTTAAAATTGACAAATGCAAATTGATTCCCAGAGAAGGCACTGCTCTGAAGGAGGATCTTGATATAGTCAAAGGAAATCCAATTATTGATTATTATGAGAGTGTTACGAGTCCTTCCATAGCAATGACTCTTAGTTTTATTGATATTGACCAAGTGATAACAAGAGAGGGAATTTATGGTGGAGAATCAATTGATTTAGAAATATCAATTGGAGGATTTAATCCTTTTAAAATTTCATCAAAGAAAAGAAAACAAAATTTAGTTTTAAATGCTGTCAGAGACATCTCAACAACAAGTAATAAACAAATTGCAACTTTAGAATTTGTTTCAATGGAGTCGTTAAAAAATGAAACTTGTAGAGTGAATAGAAAATATAGCGGAAATGTTTCGCAGACAGTTGAGCAATTAATAAGGAAAGATAAAAAAGGAATCAGGACTCAAAAAAAATTAAAAAAAGATCGATGCTCTAATACTTATTCATTTGTTGGCAATTTGAAGAGACCCTTTGATACAGTACAGTGGTTATGTCCAAAAACACAATCATCTAGAAAAAACTTTGGTTTTTTATTTTTTGAAACTTTAGATGGTTATAATTTTAGATCGATAGAAAAGTTACTCGCACAAAGACCAACAAAGTATGAACAACCTGATAGACCCATTGAAGGATCATTTAGAATATTACAAAATAAATTAAATCAGTCTAATGATATTGGACTTAACATGAGAATGGGGATGTATGCTAATAATACAATTTTTGTTGATGTTGAGAATCAAACAAAAAAGGAAGTTCCTTTTAAGACAAAAGATTTAGATTTAAAGAAAAAAGTTAGATTGCCAGAAGAGATAAATGAATTGCCAACTCGATTAATGTTTAGAGTTAATGATCCTGGCGTTGCACAAAAAGGATCTTTATTCAGAAGAGTTCAACCAGAAAGTGAGCTTGCCGTTTATCAAAATAAGTCCTATATTAGAAATAACTTATTGTTTTCACAATCATTGAATATATCGATTCCTTTGAATCCTGATTTGAGAGCTGGTGATATGATTGATATTAAAATACCTAAAAAAGAATCTAATCAACCAAAACAAAGTTCGGATTCTAAGTACCAAAGTAAAATCGCACCAACCAGTAAATATGGATCTGAAAAGGATAATGATTTGAGTGGAAAGTATATGATCGCTGAATTAAGACACTTAATTGGTGGTCAAAAATCAGAAACGCAACTAAATTTAGTTCGTGATGTTTTCAGCGCTTAAATAGTAAAAAAGTAACTAATCTTATGAAATCAATCGAAGATCATATGGAACACGATAAGAAGATTATCGATGATCCACAAGCAAATCCAGCAGCTCGCAGGCATGCAAAAGAAGAGTTGCATGAGTTAGAGGAATATGCAGAACATCATAAGGAAGAGATTGCAGCAGGCGATCATCATGATCCAAATGCATTAGAATTATTTTGTGACAATCATCCAGATGAACCAGAATGTTTAATCTATGACGATTAATTAAATGTTTAACCAGAACATCAATTTTACAGGGAAAGACTCATTTCGATGGTGGATTGGTCAAGTGACTGATCCAGATAAGGGAGATTGGGGAAATTCTCAAGAAAGAAAACAAGCTGAGGATGGAGAGAACATCTATTCTCATCGATGTCGTGTTCGTATTGTAGGATGTCATGGCAATGATAGTGACTTGCCCGATAAAGATTTACCAATGGCACATGTTCTACTACCACCTAATAAATCAACTGTTGGTGGTTTAGGATCAACAATGGAATATCAGGGCGGAGAGGTTGTTATTGGATTTTTCCTTGATGGTGAGGATGAACAACAACCAGTTATATTTGGATCTTTATTTAAACAGACTTTTATTAAAGATCAATTAACAGCTCGTCAGTTTAGAAGAACCAAACAAACAGATTTTATTCCATATACTCCACCAAAAGTAAGACAAAGATCTGGAAAACATAGATTTTTCTCACAATCGCCATGGACTGGTGCATTTACAGGTGGAGAATTTGTAAAAACAATAGCACAGAGACAAAAAGAAGCTTCAACAAATATAAAAATAGATAATTATACTCCCTGTGAAGATAACGAAATATCAAAAATTAGCAATACACTTAAAAATTTTACAGAGAGGTTGAAAACACTTCAACAATTAAATGAACAAAGTACCTATGTCGATCCTATTTTTGGAGGCATAGTAGATATTCAATCAGAAATAAGATTAACATCAAATAAAATACATAATTCGATGACGAAGTTAATTCGTCGTGGTCGGTCATGGGTGATACAGGAAACCTTAGATAAATTATCAACGACTTTAAAAGATAAAGTTGCAAAACCATTGCAGGGGCCTACTGGAGAGGCAACGAGTGCATTGGTTAATACTATTTTTTGTAACTTTGAAAAAATACAAGATCAATTATTAGACTATCTTGGAAAAAGTTTAGAAAATATGATAGGACAAGTTTTAGATATTCCTACATGTGGAATAGAAAACTTTCTCAGTGACATGTTCGGACAGATTAACAATATTTTAGATACATCTCTTGGAAGTGTGTTTGAACAATTGAACAATATTCAAGGAGGTGGTATTGCTCTTCCTAGTGAGACCTTTACGAAAGCAATTAGATACGCAAATATAATTACAAACGTTCTTGATTGTGATAGACAAAATTGTCCAGATAACACAGTTTATTCAACTAAAAATGGTATCTCAAAAGCAATTGAAGATGAATTTGGAAATATAACTGATAAGATGGGATTAAACTCTTTAATTAATCCCCTTCTAGATGATATTGATAATGCAATTGAAGCTTCACCATCCAGACCAGATTGTAGTACTAATGTTTTAAAATGTGGGCCACCAAGAGTTGATTTTATTGGTAGCACAGGTAGAGGTGCATCAGGAAGTGCTGTGATTAATGCTCTTGGTCAAATTATTGGAGTTGCAATTAATGGAACTGGATTTGGATTTAAAGAACCGCCTTTACTCTCTTTCTTTGATAGTTGTGAAAATGGATCTGGTGCTGGTGGTTATCCAAAGATGGGAAATGTTTCCCCTTCCGTTGATGAGAATGGTAATCCAATTTTAGATAATCAAGGTAATCCAGTCTATGTTCCAGATCCAAATGGAACTGAACTTGGTGTCGTTGGTGCTGTGATAACTAATTCTGGTCAGGGATATCTACCTAACACAGTTGAGACAACTCTTAATCAGGATGGAACTTTATCTGATAAAGAAGTAATTCCAGATCCAAACGCTAACTATGATGGTGCAACGTCTTATGTTACCACTCTAGATGATGTTATCGTTGAAAATACTGGTTTCGGTTATGATGATAATGACACAGCTTCAGTTGAGGGTGGATCTGTAGTTACTGCTGGTGATACTTTGCCAGGTGATGCAACAAGTGACAATATACAAAATATTGGGCAGGCTGAAGTTGAATTACAAATTCAAGATGGATTGGTTGTCGGTGCGAATGTAGTAAATTCTGGATTTGGATTCACCAAACTTCCAAAAATTTTAATAAATAGCGATACTGGAGTGGGTGCAAAATTATCACCTGTTCTTAAATTTACAAAAATTGATGATGCATCCAGACTCGCTGATACAGATGTTCCTTTCGACAGGAATCTGCCTCAGGACGCTGTTATTACCGTAATCAGTTGTGTTGAAAAATAAATGACAAATTCACATAAAGCACCAAACGATGATCAAAATTTAGAAAAAGATTGTCATTTAAGATATACCACTCAAAGTGGTCAGAGTAGCATACATGGTGATACCTTGTATGAAATTCAAACACAGGAAGCACAATCTTTTGCATTCTATGCTGATAAAGGAGAGGGTAGAGACAAACCAGGCGGAACTGGAACTGCTAAGACAGTTTTATATACGCCAGGTCAATCTTGTGAAGTTTTAGGTGAGGGATTAAAAGTCAGAGATGCTGGTGATATTCAACCTGTATATGCTAAAACAATTAAATGTTTAAGAGGTGATCTGTTAATTGATTGTGACAATGGTGACGTTACAATCAGAGCTAGAAATATTAATTTAGTTGCGGATGGTGGTGGTTCTGATGGACAAACTTGTATTGACGCTAATAGACTCGTGCAAATAAAATCACCTGATGTTCGAGTTCAAGCTGAGAAAGTATTAATAAGTGCAACCAACAGTGCAAATATAATTAGTAAAGGATTCTTTCAACTTAAATATGGATTTGCACTCGCTGCTGCTGACGCTGATTTAAATCATGGTGTAATGTCAAGAGTTTTAGAAAGAGCAACTACAATTGTACCACCAAATATAGATACAGCAACTAATCCTGCTAATATAGTTCAATCAGACTAAAATGCATATCGTAAAGACACAGACGGATAAACTCATTGTAGGAACAAATGATGTATCTTACACTGCACCAGACATATCACCAACTGGAACTGCGGTTTTAAATGGCCCTGTTTTTGTTGGATTTCCTCTTTCATCACCTAATGCGCCTGCAACTTTAAATGTAGCTAGATTACAACCACCACAAAATCCATTAGATCAACAACCAGTTATTGATCCCAATTTAGCCATTCTTACTGATGGTAATGTTACTATCAAGGGTGATGATAGAACTGCAAATGGACTCTCTGTTCAAGGTGGTTCCTCACAATACAAACTTTTCGTTGGTGGTAATGCAGAGTTTGATCATCCAAATATAGGAGATCTATCAGAGAGATTTAATACGGCGGATGGCAGGCCAAAACCATTTGATATAAAACATCCAACAAAGGGAGAGGGTCATCGTCTTCGTTACGCATGTATTGAAGGCCCTGAAGTTGGAGTTTATTATCGTGGCAGACTTAAAGGTTCAAATATAATTGAATTACCATACTATTGGAAAGATTTAGTTCATGAGAATAGTATCACAGTCCAATTGCAACCAATTGGAAAAAATCAAAATCTTGTGATTGAAAGTTTTAATAGTTCGTATGTAGTGATTGAACTTGGTGCGAATCAAGATTTTTTAACTAATAAAATATTAATTGATTGTTTTTATCATGTATATGCTGAGAGAAAGGATATAAATCCACTTATACTTGAATATGAAGGTGACAGTTGGAAAGATTATCCTGATCCTAATTACAAACACGATGCTGTAAATCCACGATATGATGATCCTAAGTTTTCAGGCCCACCTAACACAATCACAAGTTGATAAATAAAACAGAAGAAAATTTGTACATAGCCCAATAAGATGCCTCT